AAAGCCGAAGGCATAAGCATGGCTAAGGTTGAAGTGCCGAACTGTGGCTCTATCGGTGTCATCAAAGACCTGTCATCGTCCGAGATGCCGATTGGCGCATGGACTGACGCTAGCAATGTGCGGTTTTTGGACGGCTATGCATATCAATTCCTCGGGCATGGCGAGGTGTACAACACGCCCACGTTCGCGCCGCAGTACCTAATGCCGGTCAATGTCGCTGGTGCGCGCTACTGGCTGTATGCGACCGCTACGAAGCAGTTTGCAGTGTCGAACGCCACCGGCTCAACGGTGCATACGGACCTGTCTCACCTGACCGCACGCGCAGGCACGGTGAACACATGGTCGGGCTTCGTGTTCGGCGGCATCCCCGTGTTGAACGCTGGCGACGGTAAAGCGCCGATGTTCTGGAATCAGAACCTTGCGACCAAGTTTGTAGACCTGACCGCATGGCCGGTGAACACGTCGGCCAAGGTGCTGCGCCAGTACAAGAACTTCATGATCGCGCTGAACGTGACCAAGGCGGGCGTTAATTACCCGTTCATGGTCAAGTGGTCGTCGCCTGCTGTTCCTGGCGCACTACCGACAACGTGGGATATCGCGGACCAAAACAACGACGCGGGCGAGTTCGATCTACCGGAAGGCCAAGACCCGATCATTGACGCGCTGGGCCTGAAAAACAGCCTGATGGTCTACAAGGAGTCAGGCACCTACGCGCTTGACTACTCGGGCGGCGTCTTCGTGTTCAACAACCGCAAGGTGTTCGGCATGTCGGGCATCCTCAACATGAACTGCGCCGTGGACCTCGACAGCTTCCATTTCGTCGTGACCGGCTCAGATATCGTGATCCATGACGGTTACACGGCAGCGTCAGTGCTCGACAAGAAAGCGCGCCGGTTCTTCTTCCAAGACCTCGACGTAGCCACCCGTGGGATGACGTACTGCTTCAAAAACCCGTTCCTTAACGAGATTTTCGTTGCCTATCCGAGCATCGGCGCGACAAGCTGCAACAAGGCGCTCGTGTACAACTACGTTGATAAGACGGTGAGCTTTCGCACCCTGCCGAATCTGAATCACGCTGCATACGGCCCGGTTGATAACTCCCTGGGCGGCAACTGGAATCAGGATAGCGATAGCTGGGACAGCGATTTGACCGCATGGAATGGGCCTGACTTCACGCCTGATACCGCCCGCGTGATGATGGCTAGTGCCGATACGCGCCTGTTCCTGCTCGACGCTTCGGCCAGTTTCGACGGCACCCTGCCTAGTTGCTTCATCGAGCGGCGCGGCTTGGCGCTTGCTGGGCGTGACCGCATGACGCTGGTTACCGGCATTCGCCCGAACATCACCGGCAACGTGGGCAGCACCGTCACGGTCAAGATTGGCTATGCAGACGATCCGTATGACGACCCGACATACACGACGATGACCTACACGATTGGCACCACGATCCAGTGTGATTGCTTCGTTTCGGGTCGATACATCGCCGTCTGGATCGGCACCGGAACAGCTTTTCAGTGGAGGCTCGACTCGCACACACTTTTCTACGAAGACGGAGGGGCTTACTAATGCGCGTCACTAATGCAAGCAGCGTCCAATACGTCCCGACCGACCCGCCAGCCGATCCGGCGCAGCTACAGCGCTACCTACGCGACGAGGTGCAGAAGATCGCAGGGGCGATTGCAGCGCTGGCTGCTGGCCACCTCGACAAGAGCACCGTAGCCCCGGCCAAGCCGCGTGACGGCGATATCCGGTACGCAGACGGTGTGAGCTGGAACCCCGGCGCAGGCGCGGGCATTTACTGGTTCAACGGAACCGCATGGGCAAAGCTATGACCACCGACCTGACCACAACCGAACCCGCCGCGAGCGGGTTTTTTGTTGCCGAAAATTCGCCATCGCGTGAACAGGTCTTCGCGCTAGAGCGGCAAATGCGGGAATTGCCTCCGGTCGAAATGCCGGTCACGGACCACTTTTCGCACGGCGTCTACGGGCGTGAACTGTTCATTCCTGCTGGCTCGGTACTGACCGGCCATATCCACAAACACACGAATTTGAACGTCCTGCTTTCCGGGGAAATGTCGGTATCGACCGAAGACGGCATGCAGCGAGTTACCTCCGGCCATGTCGTTGTTTCCCCTCCTGGGACTAAGCGCGTGGCCTATGCGCATACCGACTGCCGCTGGCTGACCGTACACGGCACGCACCAAACCGACATCGAGCAAATCGAGCGCGAATTCATCGTGCACACCGAACAGGAATACCTCGCATTCCGCGAAACGCAGCAGCTTTTGAAGGGAAATTAATATGGCTTGGGTCGCAGTAGGTGCAGCCGCAATTGGCGCGGTAGGTGGGGCGTATTCGTCGCGCCAAAACAAGAAAGCAGCAGAGCAAGCCAATCAGGCCGCGTCCATTGGCACTATGGCAGACCCGCGCATCGCTGATCGGCTGTTTGGCGCAAATGGTCAGGGCGGCTTGCTCAATCAATTTGATAAGGTGGCTGAGCAGCCGCAAAGCGCAGGCTTGCTGTCGTATGGTCAAGGCCAAGATGCCTACCTTGGCGCGAACGGTTTGCTTGACATGGCCGCTATGCGTGACAGCGCGAACGGCCTGATGAATAGCAACATCGCAGCGCCGCAAGCGACCGCAGCGCAAGCGCCATCGTTCCAGAACGGTCCAGCAGCGCAGATGGCCGCAAGTCTCGGACAGACTTCGCACGGCCAAGCTTCGAACGGTCAGGCATCGCACGGCGGTGTGTCCCACATGCAGGCAGCGCAGGCTGCGACGACGCCAGGAATCAACACCTACGGCGCTGACGTGCTGTGGAACAAGGGCGAAACGTACAGCGCACCTGATGCGATGAAAGCGGCGCAAGTCGGCGCACCTGGCCAGGTATCGGGCGCGACCGTCAACCAGCCTATGGGCATGGCCGCGACGATGGCAAACGGGGCATCGGTCAACGCGCCGGCACAGAACGGCATGGACCTTTCCGGCTCATACGATCGCTTCATTAATGCGAAGCCGGGCGAGAATCAGTTCTTAAAGCAATCGACGGACGGTGCAATTGCACAGAACCGCCTCGGCTTTCAACAGATGCTGGACGACTCGACCCGCAACCTGAACGAAAACGTTCTAGGCGGCATTCGCAGCAATTCGATCATTTCGGGGCAATACGGCGGCTCGCGTCAAGGCATCGCAGAGGGTCGCGCCATTGGCGATACTCAGCGCGAGCAGGCCCGTGCTGCTTCCATGTTCGGCCAGAACGCTACGAACGCATCGGTAGGCGCACAGTCGCAAGCTTACGAGTCTGACTCCAACCGGGCATTGTCTGCCACTCAGGGCCTCGGCGCGCAGCAGTACGGCGTGGCGCAGCAGAATGCAGGCCAGCAGCAACAGGCAGGCTTGCAGAACGCAGCAGCGAGCACGCAGGCAGCGGCCACCAACTACGGCGGCTTGCTGTCGGGTGAAATGGCTAACGCCGGTTTCGATCAGCAGGCAGCGCTTTCCAACCAAGGCGCGAATCTGGCCGCAAGCACGACCAATGCAGGACTGACGCAGAACGCGAACCAGACCAACTACACGGGGCAACTCGGCGTCAACGCTGGCAATGCAAGCAATCTGCAACAGGCCAATCTGGCGAACCAAAACGCGGGCAATAACGCATCGCAGTTCAACGCGACCCAGCAGCAAGGGGCAAGCGCTGCAAATGCCCAACTGACGCAGAACAATAGCCAGTTCAACGCCAACGCACTGACCGGCGCGAGTCAGTTCAACGCTGGCCAGAACCAAGCGAGCAGCCAGTTTAACGCTGGTCAGAATCAGGCCGCGAGCTTGTTCAATGCCAATCAGAACCAGTCCAACAGCCAATTCAACGCTGGCCAAAATCAGGCCACAAACCTGTTTAACGCCAACCAGAGCCAAGGTGCTAACCAGTTTAACGCTGGCATGGATCAGCAGAACAACCTGTTTAACACTAGCCTACTCAGCGGTAACGGGCAGTTCAACGCCAACATGACGCAACAGGCAGGCTTGGCTAACCAGTCGTCGCTGCTGAACACGAACGCCCTGAACAGCAACAATCAGCAGGCAGGTTTGGCGGCATCAAGCGGCCTACTTGGCACGGCATTGCAAGGCGCGCAGAACCAAGACAACTACGCCTTGACCCGTGCGGGCGCGCAGAACAGCCTGCTACAGCCGTACCTGAGCAGGAACCCTGCCCCGCAGCAGCAGCTAACAACCAGCACAGCGGGTAACGTGTTCGGTGGCGCGGCGGCGGGTATGGGGCTGCTAAACATGTACAACAAAGTCGGAGGTGCTTCAAATTCATATACCGGCGCAACTGGCACCGCTGGGATTGGCGGCACGAGCATGAACTTGTCCGATTTGGACGGCTGGAAAACTTCTTGGGGTAATTGATATGGGCTTACTCGACCGCTTTACCAATATGGACGAAGACCAAGGCCAAGGGCTGCTTTCGATGGGCCTTGGCATGATGGCAGCAAGCGGGCCATCGCGCACGCCTGCTAACTTCGGACAGATCGCGCTGCAAGGGCTGCAAGGCTATCAAGGCTCGGTGCAGGATGCAAAGCGCCGCAAGCTGATGGAGGAAGAGGCCAAGCAGATGAACGAGCTGAACGGCATGAAGCTGCGCGACGCACGGAGCGACTTCGCCAATCAGGAGGCATTGCGCTTGCGTGCGACTGATGTGCAGCGGGCCTCACAGGACTTTTACACCAATCAGGGTAAGCAACTCGCCCCGGCTGCTGCGGCAATATCTAATATGAACGGGCCGACGGTTGGCAACGCAGCGGAGCTTGAGCAAGTCCAGGCGCAGCCAGCACGCCAGCCAAGCCGCTACGACTTGGCACTTAGTCACGCCGATTTCCTTCGATCAAAAGGCTATGTTGGCGAGAGCGCCGCAGCGTATAAGTCAGCACAAGAGCTACAACCGAAGGTAAAAACCTGGGAGAAGGTTAAGAACGGTGGCAAGGTGATGTTTAAGCCTTACTTTGAAGACGGAACCAGTGGCGATGCTGTTAATGCAGAGGTCGCAGAAAAGCTGAACTTCCAAGATGTAGGGGGTTCCACCGTCGGCCTTGACGCTTACAGCGGCGCGCCTGTTTCTCGTATGGCCAATACGCAATCGCCAAACAACGCCGCAACGGTAGGAGCTTCATACGCCCAAGCAGCAGCGACACGCGAGATTGCAACCGCAACGCGCGATGCGGCGACGATCCAGCGCAACATGAACACCGAAATGAAGATGGGCGACGACTACCGCACGCAGTCGAAAGGCTTCAAGGACGTGAGTGACGCATACCGAACCATTAACGCAACCCTCGACAAAGCTACGATGTCACCAGCGGCAACACTTGCCGGCGCAACTAAGTTTATGAAGCTGCTCGATCCTGGCTCAGTGGTTCGAGAGTCGGAATTGGGAATGGCTCTCGCGGCGTCGGGCGTGTTTGATCGTGCTACGAACTATCACAACACGCTGCTGAAAGGCAAAGTGCTGACGCCGAACCAAGTTGCCGACTTCAAGAACATCACTGCTCAAATTTACGGCGCGGCCCAGTCTGGCCAGAAAGCCATCGACCAGAGTTATCAGAAGCAAGCGGAGACTTACGGCCTTCGTCCGAACATGGTGGTTCAGGATTTGGGGCAGAACGATAAGCCGAAGGCTCAGGTAATGGACGCTATGCCAAAGGCCAATACAAGCAACAAGGGGCGCACCCTGCAAGACGATGAAACGGGCAAGCGCTATAAGAGCAACGGTCTGCAATGGGTGGAGGTTAAATAATGCCAAGCTATTCGTTTGTAGATGATGAGCCAACGCCAGAGAAGAAGAAAAGCTACTCTTTCGTGGATGACGCGCCAGAGCCGCCAAAGAAAGGCGGGTTCGGCCAAGGTGTCGGCAACCTGGTAGCCGGCGCCGTCCGTGGGGCTGGCTCCATCGGCGCAACTATCCTCGCTCCAATTGATATCGCCAGCGATGCCATGGACGGCAAGGGGCTTTCGCTTGAGTCAAACCGCCGTCGCCGTGCTGAAATGGATGTTGGATTGGGCTTCATGGGCGCGGAAACCGACTCGTGGATGTACAAGGGCGGGAAGTTGGCCGGGGAGATTGCCGGTACAGCGGGCGCTGGCGGGGTGTTGGCGAATGGCGCGGCACGCGTTGGCGCGGCTCCGTCGCTGGTTAGCTCCCTGGCGTCAGGCGGCATGCGTGCTGGTGGCGCTACGGGCGCTGGTGGCCTTGGTATCCGCACGCTGGGCGGCGCTGCGACCGGCGCAGCTTCGGCGGGTTTGATCGATCCAGAGAGCGCAGGAATGGGCGCACTGCTCGGCGGGGCGCTGCCGGGTGCTGTAAAAGCGACCGGAGCGCTGGGGGGTAAGTTTGTTGATGGCGTAAATGCAGGTTCTAAGCGCCTGATGCAAAGCGCCATCAAGCCCACTATCGCGCAGTTGAAAAGCGGCGATGCTAAGACGGCAGTGGAAATGCTGCTCAAGTACGGCGTCAACCCAACTAAGGGCGGCGTGGAGAAATTGCGCGGGCTTGTTGACGGACTGAATGACCAAATCTCAGACAAAATCGCCTCGTCGGGCGCGCAGATTGATAAGTCTAAAGTGCTGGGCCGGTTGAACGGCCTACGCGACGATTTCAGCAATCAGGTAACCCCAACAGCCGACCTCAACACGCTTCGGGGGGCAGCTGACGATTTCGCCAATCACCCCAACTTTCCAGGCGCACAGATTCCTGTGCAAGGCGCGCAAGCGCTAAAGCAAGGAACTTATCGCGTGCTGGCCAAGAAGTATGGGCAACCGGGCAACGCTGACACCGAAGTGCAGAAGGCGCTCGCACGAGGACTGAAGGAGGAAATTGCCGAGGCCGTGCCGGGAATTGGCGCATTGAATGCAGAGGAATCTAAGCTGCTGGCCACGATGGGGGTGGCCGAACGACGCGCCCTAATTGAGATGAACAAGAACCCGATGGGTCTCGCGGCCTTAGCTCAAAGCCCTGCGTCTTGGGCAATGTTCATGGCTGACAAATCTGCTTTGTTTAAGTCACTGGCAGCGCGCTCGCTGAATGCCACTGCTGGCGGCGTGCGGGCTGGTGCACCGCAGTTAGGTAACCGTCTGGCTAATCCTCTTCTTCGGAATCCGTTTCTTCTCCCCGCAACTCGCGGCGACGGCGAATGATTCCCCAGATAAAGGAGAGAAAACAGATGGCGCCGAACTTCCATAGCATGAACTCGACGATGCTCATAACTCCCCTTTTGCATGGCGATCCCGAATCTCTGTCAAAACGTCGGTGAGCTTAACTTGGTGAGCTTGGTTCAGGTCCTTCTCCGCTTCATCGGAGAGCATATGCTTCGCTGTAACGCGGCTTAGAACGTTGAGAGTGGCCTTCACAGACTTTATGCTAACGCTCTCATCTGATATTTGCTGTTTAACCTCAACGATGAGTCTCGCAATAGATGCCAGATCCAATTGGCGGGCTAAAAGTTGCGTTTCCATGTAGCGAAGTTGAAACACACTCTCTGGCGGCTCCGCGAACGATCCCTCCAGCCGCGCAACAAATTCAGCATTTAATGAATTCCCGCGTGCTTCCGCCGCATCGGTCAGCCGGATGTGCAGCGCACGGGGGAGTCGGAGTGCAGTTTTAATGTAGTCGTCTTGCTTAGCCATGCGCGGATTGTACTCACTAGGCCCTACAACCGCCAATGAAATAGCACTTGCCTTTAAATCTGAGGCAAGTTATGCTTCATTTATGCCTCAAATTTAAAGGCATTTAAACTAAAGGAGAGTACAAATGGAGAGTATTGGTGTGACTGTACGTATTCCCGTCGATGTGCGCGACTGGATCTGCCAGCAAGCAAAGAATGATGCGCGGTCTATGAACGGCCAGGTAATCACGATTCTCAAGCAGGCGATGGCTTCGGCGAAGACGAGTGCTACTGGCGGTGCCGCATGAGCGCGCTAACTTCCGCCGCGCCAACCATGTCGAGCGTGGAGCTCGTTGATGTTATCAATTCGATGCGCGAAGATGGGCGGGCCGAGTTGCTACACAAAAACTTTATCGTCAAAATTGAGAGTCACCCTGGCATTCACTCGGCTAAATTTTTAGCCCAGTACAAAGACGCGACCGGACGCACCTTGAAGTGTTACCAATTGCCGAAGCGCGAGGCCGAGCTGATGGTCATGTCTGAATCGCTGGCCGTTCAAGCCAAAGTATACGACCGAATGACCGAGTGGGAAATTGCAAAGCCAGTTGCTTTGCCGCAAGCGCCATCTGCTCTATCTTCGGCAAAGGAATTCAAAGCGTTGTTCAGCATTGCAAAGCTGATCGGCATGGACAAAAATGCTGCCGCAATCAGCGCCAACCAAGGTGTTGAAAAGCTCACTGGCACGAATGTGCTTGCCCTGCTGGGGCATGTCCAGTTGGAGGCCGAGAATCAGGAGGCGCAGTTTTACACCCCCACGGAGCTTGGTGAGCGCAAGAGCATTTCGGCACGCAAGTTGAACCTACTCTTAGCAGAGGCTGGCCTTCAAATGAAGCGCGGCGACGCGTGGGAAGTCCTGGACGCTGGCCGTGCGTTCGCCCGCATCTATGACACTGGCAAAAAGCACGGTAGCGGCGTGCCGATCCAGCAGATCAAATGGGCAGCGACGGTATTGCCAGTCTTGGAGCAAGGGGCAGAGGCATGAGCGCTGACGATCCGGATGCTGGCGAGCTTTTAAGCCAGATCGCACGAGATAGCCGTAGCCCGTACCTGCGATTGCTGAAAAAATACGAGCTGGCCGTCAACGCGCTTGAGCAAGCGGGTCGTACGCGGGATCAGTGGGAAGAGAACTTTTTCCGCGTAATGGCTGTAGCTCAAGAGCACGAAAAGGCCGTCACACGTCTGATGGAAAAGTACAGCGCCGTAGAGGATCGGATTGAAGAACTCAAACAGCAGGGCGTGTGGTAAACAAAAGAAAAGCCCCGAACGCAATCTTAGCGGATCGCTCGGGGCCGGTACCTAACCTAACGGATCAGATAATGCATATTACAACGAACACAGCCCCTTCGCAATCGCTCACCCCAGCAGAGGCACGAGTCCTAGCCTGTCTGCGCACGCTGGAAGGACGGTCGAGAGACTTGATTATCGACGTGGTATTCCGATTCGCACAAAAAGAGGTGGTCGCAAGGCCAAGGCACAAGCGCCCGAATCTTCGATTAGTTCAACCCTGACGCATTAGCAACACAATTTCGGCCCGCCATTGAGCGGGTCTTTTTTTCGCCCAATAAAAGGAAAGCCCATGAAGCAAGACTTAGCAGAAGCCGCAGTGAAAGCCGCCCCGCCTGTCCTCGTAACCGGATCGTCAGCGATATTCGATCTGACGATTAACGACATGGTGGGCATTGCCACGCTGCTATACATCACGCTTCAAGTGGTGATCCTGATCCGCAACGAGTTAATCCGGGGGCGCAAATGAAGCTCATAGACGACCTCATTGCCCGAGAAGGCGGTTATGTCAACAACGCCAACGATTTAGGCGGCGCGACCAACTGGGGCATCACCGAAGCGACAGCGCGACGGTACGGCTATCAAGGCCTCATGCGCGACCTGACCCGCTCAGCAGCGGCGGCGATCTACCAGCACCAGTACATCACTGATCCCGGCTTCGACAAGGTGCTAGCAGTCTCCGCGCTCATTGGCGAGGAAGTGATCGATACCGGCGTCAACATGGGCGTGAGCATCCCCGGCCCCTGGCTGCAACGGATCCTGAACGCGCTGAACCAGCAGGCCCGCACGTTCCCCGATCTGGTGGTTGACGGCAAGATTGGACCGGCCACCATCAGCGCCTTGCGTGCCGTGATCGCCAAGCGCGGCAAGGATGGCGAGAAGGTGATTGCCCGTGCGCTGAACTGCCTGCAAGGTGCGCGCTATCTGGAAATCACCGAAGCGCGGCAGAAGAATGAAGAGTTTTACTTTGGATGGATGCTTAACCGTGTGGAGGTGGTTTGATGTTAGCAGCAGCTTTTATCCCCCTGATCGGGACTCTGGTAGACAAGCTTTTCCCTGATCCGCAGGCAGCAGCAGCGGCAAAGGTGCAAGTGATGGAAATGGCACAGCGCGGCGAGCTGGCGCAACTTGACGCTGACCTTCGCTTGGCTACCGGCCAGATTGAAGTGAACAAGGTTGAGGCGGCGAGTTCATCGCTGTTCGTTGCTGGCCCTCGCCCCTTTGTTATGTGGGTATGCGGTGTATCGCTCGCGTATGCCGCAGTTATCGAGCCAATAGGCCGCTTTGTAGCCACCGTTGCGTACAGCTACACCGGGGCGTTCCCGGTGATCGATACCACTATCACTATGCAGCTATTGCTGGGATTGCTGGGCTTGGGAGCAATGCGGTCATACGATAAAAAGCAAGGAACCGCCTCTTAAAAGCTGGCAAAAGTGAATGGTGGGAAGTGCTGGTTTCGAACCTACGACCTAAGCAAGGCAATGCTATACTCTGGGCATGAAAAACACCACTCAACTCGGTGATATTGCCGAACTTATGACTGCCGCCGAACTTGCACGAAGGGGGTATATTGTGTCTCGCCCACTAACAAATGGGGCTCCTTACGATTTGCTCGTGGACACGACTGAAGGGATCAAGAGGGTTCAGATAAAGAAGGCCAGCAAGACGGCTAGCGGGACGTGGCGTCTGATGTGCTCTACCTCAAAATCACACCGGGGAAGAAGTCCGGTTTCGTATAATGGCAGGGTTGATTGCGTTATCGCAGTGGATTGCGAAACGCCTACGTACTACCTAATTTGTGGTGACGATCTGAAGCAAGGCGTCCTGTATGTCAGGACTCAAGCGACTAAGAACAATCAGCAAACAGGGGTGCGCATGGCCGCTGACTACAATATCGACCGCTATTTCCCAATGCTGGACGTAATCTGAATGGTGGGAGGTACAAGTTTCGAACTTGCGACCCTTCGCGTGTGAGGCGAATGCTCTACCCCTGAGCTAACCTCCCAATCACGAAATTACACCAGCTATTTACACAGGCTTCGGATACGGCCCGTAGGTAAAGCAAAAAACTTTGCAGTGTGAATGCTATTGCAGGGTTGCAATTTACCCCTGATTCATAGAGAGACACTGTGCTTTTGGACAGTAGTAAAATCCATCAAATTGCACATGATTGCACTCAAAATTACACCAGCTTTCCGAGCCTTCCGAGCGCTTCCCGTTGAGCATCTACCTGAAGGTGAGCGTAACGCTGCGTTGTCTGGACATTGCTATGCCCCAACACTTTGCTGATGGTATAAAGATCGACGCCAAGACCTAGCATAATGCTGGCGCAAGAATGTCGCAGGTCGTGGAAATTTACATGCTCTAAGCCTTCCTCCTTCCTTGCCCTCTGCCAAGCCGACTTCACGCCCTCAAAGGTGATGGCCACCGGGAAATGCTGTAGCCATGGTCGTAGCGATGGGATGATAGGAATCACCCGCGTTCTGTACATCTTCGTATGACTCGCGGGCAGCAAAATAGTGTCGGCCCCTATATCCTCTGCCCTTACCTTCAAGATTTCGCCGCGCCGCGCACCTGTCAAGAGCGCGAACCAGATAACGGCCTGCACCTGGGGCGTGCAATGCCGCGCAATAGACCGTACCTGATCCACCGTTAAAAACACTTCCCGCTTATTATGGACTGGCACCGACTTAATGCGAAGACCGTAATTTTCGCTGGTCAACCGCTGACGCCATGCCAATTCAAGTCCCTTTTTGACACAGGCAAGTGAGCGGTTTATTGTTGCCGGGGCGAATCTGCCAGCCGATGCAATGAAGTGGTCGGCAAACTCCTGTGCTTGGCTAGCCTTGAACAGCACCGCCGAACCTGCCACCCGAGCTGCATGCATTGATGATGTCGTGGCACTGCGGAGTGTCTTTGCATGCTCGTTGTACAGTCCAAGAATCAGCATCATTGACGGGTCGCCGGGGATATTTACCCGCTTTGGCGTGCGCGCTACTGACGCCCGCAACTCTGCCTCTACGAGCTTCGCGTCATGCGCAGTTGCGCCCTGCGGCAAGATTCGATGAACGCGGCGTCCTTCGACCATGATTCCAACGTGTTTACGCCCCTTGGCGTCGTCCCAGATCGACATTGACTATTCTCCCTCAACCATTTTTTACATTCCGCCAAATCATAACGGTGTGACCTTGCCCCAACCGGCGTAAATGGTAGCCCATCGTGTTCTAGTCTTCGTATTGTCGATTCGCTAACGCCAAGCGCCGTACAGATTTGTTGCCGGTTCAATTCGCTCATCATCAATCCCTTTCAAAACGCCTGCGGTCGTACTCTGGCCGCGTCAGTGGCTTATCTGTAGCTACGCATTTGCACCAGCTCGGCAGATACCCGCAGATAGCGCAATGCTTCGGTGGTGTCGGCATAATGCGCTCGTGGCTTTCTTGGTAGCCCTTGCCGGGGCGCTGATCGCTGCCTTTGCTCATCCCTCGCCTCCCTGAGTATCCGAAGCAGCGCGGGCAGCGCGCCTTGCCTTTGCTGCCTTGTGCTTCTTATGCCAAACATCAAACAGCGGCCAGATGGGATCGTTTTCATCAACGGGGTCGTATGGCTTGCCGCCCTTTACCCACTCAAACGACGGGCCGCAATACTCGTGGAAATCAACCATCACGTAGCGGTTACCGAGCTTTAAGCGCCCCCACGGATTGATGCAGATAACGGCATCGCCTAGTCGGTAGCAGGTCATGTCGCCACCCCTGGTGCGCTCGCCCGAGCCCGCCAGTCTCCAATTTCCTGTTGCATGAAGTAGCTGGCCGGGAGCATCTGCACGCTGCCGCCTTCGTAGTGCTTGGTCATGCGCTCGGCGAAGGGCGTCACTGGTGCGCTCGCTGGCTCATCCACGCCCAAGCACTTGCCGCATGTGGCTGGCCCGTACGGCGTGTCAATCGGGCAGTTGCGCGTGCAGACGCTCGCTGGCTGGGCTTCCTCTGCCTCAACGTTCGCCCGCCCGACAGCCGCTAACTCGATTGCCTCGGCCTTCGTGTGCCCGGCGCGCATCAGTGTTTCGGCGATCGGATCGATCTGGGCGTGCTCCGCTTGGCCCTGCGTCTCGCCCATGGCCAAAGCTGGCCCAGTGATGGCGAAATCTTCGTCCTGTATTAAACGCAGGGCGCTCGGCGCTGGCTCGCTCGCCACAGGCGCGGGGGCTGGCTCGGACCGGGTGTAGAGCTTGCGCACTTCGTAGTGCCAGTCGTGGAGCAAAGGCACGCGCACGTAGTCGTTATAACTCGCCTCGGTGCAGCGCTCCCAATCGGACCAGATCTTGTGCCAGTCGGCCCGCGTGCGGTACTGGTGCTCAGCCGCCGCCCCGCCAGTCGCTTCCACCGGCTCAGGCTGCGCGGCGCGACGGTTCCAACCATACTCAGCACCGCCAATCGTTTCCATTACAGGGCCGTGCGCGCCACAGTCGGTGCATTGAATGCAGATCGCCGTCGCGCCGTACGATAGGTGCTCCACTTTTTGCGAACCGCAGAAGCCGCACGGTGCCAGCTCTGCTTCCTGCTTGGTTGATAGGGTCACAGTGACACCTCGCTGATAACTTCGTCGTCCAGCACAAGCTGGATCGTGTGGGAATCGGAATACAGCGAGCCACTGCCGTTCATGCCGCCCGTGTACTCGCTCGTCTTGTTCACTTCAATACGCAGGTTGGCGCGCAGGAACTGAATCATTTCGTCTTGGGTCATCACTTCCCCTCTGCGCTAAGGTCTTGCGGGAGGGCGGCGCGGATCGACATTTCGACAGGCTTGTACAGGCTGCACTCCAATGCCTGCGCCTCTGCTTCCCGAAGGCCGAGCACTTCAAAGTGCGATCCGTCGCCCCGGTCGATGCAAGCGCCGATCTTGCTACCGCCGTCGATGTTGCCCAGTTCGACCAGCGTGCCGCCGATCTTGACCGCCTCGCGCAGCTTCGCCAGTTCCCCTTGCGGTGCGCTTGGCTGCGTGGCGAGGGCATCCATAGAGCAGTCGCCGGTGACCGCTGCACAGCCGCTGCCGCCCGCTTCCGGCCCAGTACAGCCGCGTGGGCAAGCCGCTGTCAGATCGGTATGCCCGCTCTCTTGCGGGAGTGGGGCGGCGTAGAGCGCCCGAACTTCGTACGTCCAGTCATGCAAGCGCGGCATACGCTGGTAGTCCGCAAACGCTTCCGGCGTGCAGTCCTGCCAATTGCTCCACGGGTGGCGATCATCCCAATCCGGCTTGGTGCGGAACTGGTGCAGATCCGCCGCCCCGGCTGGCGCGCTGGCCTGCTGTGCTGCTGGCGGGGTGGCGCGGCGATTCCAGGCTTCTATAGCTTCCGCAGGGTGCTTGTATTCTTGGCCGTTTGTCGCCCCGCAGTCCAGGTTCTCACATTGCACCCAATGCTCACGGCCAAAATCGCTCTGTAGGTCTGCTTCCGAGCCACAGAACGGGCATACTGCAATATTCAATTCTTGGCTCATGGCCGGTCCTTTCGTTGTTGTTTTCATGGTGCGACCTTGAACTGTTCGTCGCTAAATTCGTGCACCCACCGCGAAGCTGACTCGACTCTGGCCGTGATTAAGTCGTTGGCTGGTGCGCGCTCCTCAGACAGCGGTTGCACCATCAGCCACGGACCATGCTCAATACTGAACAGCACGGTTTGCTGACGGCGTACAACCTCCCAGCGCTCTCCGTGCTGCGCGACAATCTGCTTGGCGCGCTTCGTCAGTGGAATCAGGGTGATGACTCTCACGGTCCTGGCTCCTTGTTCTGTTGGCTGGTGGTGGGGGCGAGTTTCGCCGCCTGCTTGGCTTTGAAATTGGCTTTGGCGCACTCTTTCGCGCCATCGGTGGGCTGCGTGGACATGGCAGCGGCTATGGCTTCGCGCACGGTTGGCGCTTTAAAAGTTCCATTGGTCGATTCGCGCTCAATCAGGTAATGCTTGCGCTCTTTTTCAAGCGGCTGGCCATGCTCATCGTAGACAGCGATATAGGCGTTAAGCGCCACAAAGGCATCGCCTTCCAGCCAATTGATCAGCACGGCATCCCGCTCCCCCGCCTGCAAGGCTGGCTGAGTGGGGGCTACTGGCGCGCTTGGCATTGCCGATGCGGAGACAAGAGCGGCGGCAGCGCGGACTGCATCACCGAACCCGAGCCTGTAGACATCGCTATGCATCCCCATCGAATCGGTGGGACGAAGCGCCAATATCGCCGCTTGCAGGTCATTCTCGCCAGCGTTCGGGGCTGTGAGTGCTTGCGTGTAGGCGATAACTTCGGCCTGTGTCACTTGGTAGACTGTTTGGCCTACCTTTGTGTAGGCCGATGGGTCTTGACTAATCGCCGCCTCGAAGCGTGCAACGATCTGTTCCGGTGACAGCACGTCTTCATCCCCGACAGCCGGGGCAGGTGCAGGGCGGGCGCGGTGCCATGCGTCGATGTGGGCGATGAGGGCGGCCTGATCAGCGTCCATTTTTTTCTTGGAATTGCAAAAGCCTTGCAGTTTGTCGAGTTCAAGCCAAGACAGCAACAGTGCATCTAATAGTTCATGGAACTCAGGCGTATCGATGCTCTCGCCTGCAACCGGCTGGGCTGACTTGCTTGCGACGGCTGCTGATACAGCGGCGTCACGGCGTTCGCGCCAGTCGCCCCCAATGGATGACTGCGATTCGATCAGCAGGTTAAGCAGGTTGTCCGCATCGGCGGCGCTCTTGTGGTCGGTGTGGTCGGTCATTTGGTGTCCTTGGGAACTGTTATTTGGTTAGAAGCCATTGACCGGCTGCCAAGGCGATTTGCCGTGTGCGAGGCGATACAGGCGATTGCTGCGCCGGATTTCCCGGCCCCACTTCGCTTTCGTCCAGGCGCGCCCGCAGGCGTACATGCGGCCAATGCTGGCCCAGCCGCGCCGGTCGGCTTCGCTGTTGCGGCGAACCTTGCCCCACTCGGCCAGAAGCCAGCCCATCACGCGCCCGCCCCATCGTTGCCGGTCAGGTGGCGCTCGGACAGATTGCCCGCCATCACAGCGGCTGTTCTGTCTTCGGGTTTAGCGAGATAGAACTTTGCCCCCTCTGGATGCGGCGGGACGTAGCTAGGCGTTACAGGGCACCACATCCCATAAGATTGATCGTCCTCGTCTGATCTGTAGCAAATATCGCCATTTACTACTTTCAGCGCTATTTCACACTGCGGACCGCCAGCCTTCGCAGCAGTTGGTCTGATCGCAATAGGGTCTTTCGACATTGCCGCATCGATTGCGGCGTCAAGTGCTTTCCCGAAAAGTGTTCCATAGTTGTCGCCTTGCGGCCTCAGTTCATCATCCACCATGAGGACGCATGGCGCGATCGCTGTTTGCAGGGTCGCTCTTTCGCGCAGCCACATGTAACGGGCCTCATTGGCCGACAGACCGCCCGCTTTCTTAGCGGCCACTTGAGCGGGAGCGGACGAGATAGTAGCGGTGGACGAGATAACGCGGATAGCCATAGCGCAGCCCTTCGCTATCGAATAAAGCTCAGATGACAAGCCTTCTTGCGCCTCACACATTTGGGCCGCTTCTTCCAGCGCAGCGTTGCGCACCTCGGCGGCGGCGGTCTGCGCTGGGGGGGTGATGGCCGGCATAATCCAGCAACGCACGAAGTCGATAATCTCATCAGTTGAAACATAGGCTTGGCGGGCGTCGTCGCGTTCATTGCCGATACAAGTAGCGAACATTTGCAGGATGCCCTCGTCCGTCAGCAGTTCGGCGCTGGTCGGGGTCTGCGCTGGGGTGGCGGCAACCTCGAACTGAACCTTCTCGCCAGCGAGCACCAGCTTTGCAACCGAGCCGTCCTCGACGGTGGCGGTGTTCGACTCGTCCTCGTAGAAGTTCATCGGCTCGCCGCTGACCGTATCCCATGCGCTGCCGTCGTGCAGGGTGAAGTGCTCGCCGTCAGCGTAGAACTTCAATGCCTGCTCCAGCACCTTGACGCGCTCTGCCCGCGCTGCGACTTCGCCTTCCAGCTTCTTGATGTACTGATCCTGCCCCTTGAACACGGCAATGATCGGGCTGGCGCCTTCTACCTCGTGGTCTTCCAGATCGAGGTGATCGTAGATGTCGGCCAGTGAGGTGCACGCCTGCGCGGTGCTCAACTGCCAGTGCTTGACTTCCTCTGCCAGCGCTGCGCGGTCGGATAGCATCGAGAGAATGGCGGAAGGGTTGGCGGCAGCGATAAACGTTGCCTCAGCCTTGCCGAAGCCATTGCTATCGCAAATGCATGCCACGTCATAGGCTTGCTCGCCTTCGCGTTTTACCTGCACAAACCACTCTGGCACGGTATTGCACGACACGATCCACTGCTCGCCGTTCGCCGCTTCTGCCGCTGCCTTCAATGCTGCCTGGTCGTTCATTGATGCTCCTGTAGGTGCGCTCATGCTGCTTTCCTTTCGCCAAATATGGCGGCTACGAATGGGTCACGCTTGTGGTTCAGTGGGTACTTCGACACCCAGCGGCATCGTTGAAACGAGAAATCGGTCTGCGCAATGTCGCCAATCTTGTAGACCTTGATGACCGGGATGCCTCTGCGCGCTCGCTCAATCTCGGCGTTCACTTGATGCTTCTGCACCAGTCGATCAAGGCAGCTACGAATCGTGCTTGGCTTGCCGCCAATCCCCGCCTGTATCTCTACAACTGAAACCGGCAAGACTTGGCGCTCAAGGAAAGCAAGGATCGCAATCTTGCGTGCTGCTGCTTCTGCTAACATGTCGCGATGTTCTTTGTTCATGGTCTCGCCTCAGTCATATAGGAATCAGAGCGTCTTTGCTTCATAGCGCCGCGAGCTTTCGATTGTTCGCCATGCCTCGATCTTTGCTTGCGCCGCAACCATCAGCCAGCGGTAGCGCTCTTCCTCTTCTACTGCTTCGCGCAACCCATCCAGCACTTGCAGATACTCCGGGTTGGCATAAGCTTCGCGCTCCTGTGTGGCCGCTGACTTATGCCCCGCATTCTCAGCATCACGCATCAAAAGCGCTTTCTTTGTTTTGCGGTACTCTTCCAAGTACACCCGCTCTGATTTCGCTTTTGCGTACGCTGGCGCGTTATCGCGCAAAAAATCTAGCGACTTGAAAATGTTGATTTCGGCATCGCTGTTCATGATCAGAACGGCGGCAAGTCGTCGTCAATCCCGCCTGCTGGTGGCTGGTAGCCCTTCGGCGCTGGCTTGGCTGCGTCCGATACCTGGGCTTCTTTGCGCTGGATGGAGCAGGACATAAACTTGCCCTTTGCGCCATCCTTAATCCATGCCGAAATCCAGACCGGATTGCCTTCCAAGTCCATGCCATCGCCCTTGTAATCGGGGTGCGTATCCTTTTCCTTGCGGTCGTTCTTGAACAGCGTTAGGGAGCCGGGTTTAGGTTCGTATGCCATGGTTATGCCGCTTTCGTAGTGAGTGTTGCGATCTGCGTTTCAACGTCGCGCAGGAATTTAGTGACTTCGGTTTCCAGCTTTTCTATGTAATCGTCGTCGCGCTGGATGCGCTTGATATAGAGCCGAAATGCCGGGGTGGCGCGTGGGTCGTAGGAGATAAAGTCCCACCATTTGCGGCCAGTGACCCACATGCAGCCCTGCACCTGGGCGATGTGCGCCTTCGGCATTCCATCGCGCCATGTCGCCATGTGGATAGCGCTATTGGCTGGGCATTTGCTTTCGTAGCCGCCCTCCCCGCCGATCAGGCCATCTGGCGAGCATCCAACGAATGGAATGGTCGGGTGCTTAACAAAGTCCGATTCGGTCACGATGCAGCCGGTTTCGACCTCGTAAGCTGCGCGGGCCAGAGGCTCGGACTCCTTGCCCCACTGCATAGCCTGACTCGATGCGCTCTCAGTCGCACGACCGTACAGCCGCTCCGTTACAAGCTGCATCAGGTAGTCTTCGCGGCCCTTGAGCGGCACGCCCTTGACGCTTACCGCGAGAATGTCTGCGAAGCGAGACGCCGAAGCATGGCCCAGTCGCTCAAGTAACCACTCTGCTGTTCCTTGGTTGCTCATTTCTCCCCCTCGATTACTTTGTCAGTGCGAGCCTTGAAAGACTGGATTTGCTCGGGCGTGAACGATGCGCGGTCGGCTTTGGTCAGCTTTGCCCATGCCTCAGCAAACGCGTTGTAGCCGCGATCTGCCTCAGCTTCCAGTTGCGCCACCAGCTCCGCACTAGCCGGCGCCGATTCCGCTTGAGCCGCGCCGACGATATCGGCTGGACGCGCTTTGGCATGGTGCGCCGGGGCGTCAACGATCCGCTCGGCTTCGTCCTGGTCATAGATGCCGACGTAGCCGAATGCCAGGCGCGCACACTGAATCAGCGATTTGTGACGCAGCATTCGGCGTGGGTGCGACTGCCAAGGCTGGGTCGGGCGCTTGCACTCGGTCATATACTCGCGGGCCTTGATCGGGTAGTTGCGGTCCTTGCGGTAGATGACGCATTCGATGGACTCGCCGTCGTCGTTGAAGTCCATGCCGTCAAACTGAGGATGCGTGTTGATGATCCGCGCCCAACCATCGACGCCGACAACAGGCACAATCCCGTTGTTCTTGTCGGGGAAGGCGTAGATTTCCTTGGTAAATGGGTTCAATCCGTACTGGTCAGCGACGATCATCAACGCGACCATTTGAGCATCGCTCACTTGCCCTTTGAAGGCGGTCGTCTTGAGAATGGAGAGGGTGTCTGCGCCCTCCCCCATGCCAAAGCGGTCCGACAGTTTTGCTCCAAGCGTTACGAGTGCGGTACTCATTATTTTTTACTCCTGTAGATGCGCTTCTTAAGCTTCTGGCACTCTTTGCAAACTCGGCTTCCATCGGACGCGAGAGCAAAGCTTCCATTCACAAATTCGTGACCTTGCTCACAGTGCGAACGTTGACCGAACGGGTGAGTCCACCGGCCCCGCTGCAACATGTCACGGCGGTTGTCGATGGCCGTACCTGCGTAAAGGTGGTGAGGATTGACGCACGCCCGAATATCACAACGATGCAGAACCCATTCGCCAGGAGTCAGTGGGCGGACAAACGCCTCGAAGCTGGCGCGGTGCGCCGCCTTGTGCGTGCCTTGGTGTGTGAGTTGACCGTAGCCGCTACGCACCAGTGAGCCGATCCAAATCCAATAACCGGCAATAGGTACTGCAACAGACAGCCTTTCGATTTGATTCTGTGCTGCGTTTGACATTTGATGCCTTTCTGTCGGGACTATGCCGACGTTGGGACTACTTAAAACCGTGTACGTATGCGCTCAAAGCGCGCTTGATCGCCCTGCGCGGTCCAAATCCGACACGGCAGGACAGGCGGTATTGCGTGAGGACGAAGCGGACGGCGCTCATCCCTGCACCATATTGACCAGCACCAAGCCGAACAGAGCGACAGCAAGGGGCAACCACTGATGGTCTTCGCAAGCCTGCCAAAGGGCCGCTGTCATGCGCTTGATCGTGTTCATGCTGGCACCGCCTTAGCCTTCTTTACCGGCTGGTCGAAGCCGTTCTGCTGCGCGAAACGAGTCGCAGCGCGGATGGCGTCGGCCTCAGTCGTCGCGGTCACTTTGGTGCCAAAGCTGGCACCTTTCTTGAAGTCGAGGGTTACTTGAAAGGTCATGGCGTTCTCTGTGTCAGTATGGTTAAGAGGCGAATTCAGACGTAGTGCGCCGCAATCTGCTGCTCGTCGCGCTCCACCTTGTCAGCGGCAATCTGGCGAGCCAGCGCAGGCAAGTCGCACAGGTCGGTCACGTTGAAGTTGTCAGGGCGCGTCAGGGTGCCGGATGGGCCGCGAAACGTGATCCCATCAGGGCAAGTGACCTTGACCACACGACCGCCTTCCATCCAGCAATCAGCCGTTACAGCACCCGACTGGCGCAGAACTTCGTTCATGCCTTCATCTGCAAAGATGGTGGTGGCCAGGTCGATGAGTGTGGTGGCGATGATCATGCTGCCGCCTTCAATTGGTTGGTGTATTCCTCAAACGCAGCCAGATATGCCCCACGCGCCTCATCAGCGGTTGCAAATTGGCCGAGATTTTTACCGCGAAATTGCGACATATAGGGCCGAAGTGTGCAGCGCTTATCCAAAGTCCAGCCCCGACCTGTGCCAGCCAAAGACGGCCTATCTTTAAACCGCACAGCCAGCGGGCTTACGATAAAACTGTCTTTTGAATTCTGCGATTGCGTGCAGATATAGACATTCTCTGGCGAATAAGATGTAGCGCCGTCGCCATGACGGGCCATCACATAGGCGCCGCGCCCACGTTCGGACCACTTGCCCGATTCCTGCCAAATTGCCCACCAGCTTGCGAACGTGAACCCCCATTCAATACCTCGGCGCTCCGCGTTTTTGCGCTGATGAATGTAGCGATTCATGGGGCTTCCGACCTTTGACGTTGAGCCATACTCGGCAACGTGCGTTTTGTAGTCGTCAAAACACATTCCCCATTTGCGCTGGCTGCGCAACTCGGCGCGATCCGACTTCTTTCGCAACTCGGAAACACGGTCATCGGTGCCGGCCAAGGAACGCATGGTCCTGCCGCCCTCAAAGCTTGTAACCCCAGCTTTTTTAAGCAGCTGACGAACGCGCTCACGGGTAATCCCATACTTCTGCCCAACTGCGGCAAGAGTTACCCCTGATTTGTAAAGCTCTACGAGCTGAGGCCGCTCCTGCGGAGTAACCGCGTAGTGGTACTTCTTCGCTGTCGATTCAGTCATTTGCTTCCCCTCCACACGAACTAGGTAACCGGCACCTGATGTAGAGATATTATCCCAGATACGGGATATGTGCAACCCGTTTGTGGGATATGGGGACGATGCGACTTAGATTCAATCGTTATGAGTAGGGGATGAAATGAGTTCTTTTTTGAATAAGGAAATTTTTGGCGTAAAAAAACCCGCTAGGAGGCGGGCTTTCAGGGCGAGGCGTAGAATTACTGGAAGTTCATCGTTGGCGGGCAAACCTGCGCGGTGTAGGTGACCACGTTGCGTCCGTTCACGTTATATGTGCACTTCCAACCTGCGGCACCGCCAGGTGTGGTCGTCGCCTCGGAGCTAACCAAAATGCCCATGGCTGCAAAGGCCGATGAGCACGCAACCATCAAAATTAACGCTACAATCTTTTTCATTTTTATTCCCTAGTTCCGGCATGGGAGCGTGCCGCGTCGCTTACATCTGATCCAATATTTGCCGCACTAGGCGCTTGAGGTCTGCTAATTCGGCCAGCACCGCATCTGTTGGCTGAGCATGCAACCGCGACAGCACCTCTGCGTTGAAGCTTCGGCCATTGCGCTCTGCCGCTGATCGCAGCTCATCACGAAGTTCGGGAGGGAATCGCACAGCTGAATGAACGTAGTCCTTCTGTGATACTTTATTTATGGGCGGTTTCGTCATCGCCCAATTTTCCCGGCGTCAAACTGCCGCGTACCAAAAACGTTCCCAACATGGGAACATCAACGTTAGAATCTGTGACATTTCGTCAACGAATTAGCATGCACAAATCGCTCTATTCTTATTCGTAGGAATTTTCCTACATGCTATATTTGACACTCGTTTAACGAATTGCAAAAACATCCAAGATGACAAACGATCAAAAGAAGTTACTTGCGGCCTTCGATTTGCTTCATCCGGCTCAGCGGCTAAAAGCCATCCTGATTTTAGAGATTCAGGCGAAGCACTTTCCGAAAAAGCGGGAGCTTAACCAGTTAAGGCTCGTTCGCAGCAGCTCGTGATGCCCTCGCCATGACAGCGCTAATTTCAAGCAATTGCGCCCTCTCCGGTTTATCCATCGCTCTGAGTGTTTGAACCCACAAGTCTTCTTCGGCGGATAAGCGATCAATCCGGGTCTTGCTATCGTCCTGCCGCAATGGCAACGGCGCGACAGCTTCGGCCCCAGGCGGCGACAAAAGAGCAAGCGGCGATACGCTGAATGCTTCGGCCAGCTGGTCTACCGTATCCAGCGTGGTTGAAACTTCATACTTGCGAAGACGATCAATCGTCCCGCGTCCGATCCCCGACCGGGCATGAACCTTTTCGTTTGTGTCCATGCCCATGGTTTGCTTCATCAGGGCGTTTAGGTTCTCAGCAAGTATTTGTTTCAATGGCATAGTTTTCTTCATCCCGGCACTTTGCCGTAAAAAATGTCCCGTTTGTGGGTTGTGTAAATCCCATATATGGGTTATCGTTCTTCCATGACTACCAAACCTATCCCCCGCGTCGAATTCGTCGTTCGCCATTTGCGCGCCGCAATGCCTCGCCTATGGCCGGAAATTGCCAAGGTTAGCGGCGTGCCTGAGAAGACCATCTGCAAGATCGCTTACCGGGAAACCAAAGACCCGCGTACTAGCACCACAGAGGCGCTGCACGATTACTTTGTCGAGCAAGACCGGGCCGCTGCTGGCGACCGCCGACGACGCCCCACCCCTCCCTAATTTCGCATCACCAGAATCACCCGAAGTCCTGAACTACAACTAAGGAAAAACCAAATGAACCCTAACGCCCGCCACATCGTAGTTAAGACCCTGCTCAGTTCCGACGAGTACTTGGAACTGTCCCGCAAGTGCACAGACGCAGACCTCACGCACAGCAAAGCTTTACGTGATCTGGTGCGCAGTTGGGTGCCGCGACGAGTGAATGATAGTCACGAGCGGCGCAGAACGGAACGGCCAAAACATAGCCAGAACATGGCCAGGTTTCCGGCCCGACGTGGTGGAGCGAAGACCCCAATGCGGGTTTAACGGGTTTCGATTGAAGTGATTTGCCGAACAACCCAAAGGAACAAGAATGCCAATTCTCCCACCCCCTGCCCTGCACGATGACGCGAAAGAGCGCGTTGTCGTTGCAGCGGTCAATTGGCGCACTGCTGACCGTGTATCCATCGCTACCGGCGAACACGAAGACAAGCGCGCCACGTACAAACTGATGAACAGCATGCGCGAAGCAATCGACCGCCTGAATCGCAAAGTGAGCGAGTCATGAGCGCCAAACTCAGCAAGACCCAGCAAGAGCTGCTGGACGCGATGAAAGCCGGCGTCACGGTTGGTTACATGCCCTATGCGGGCCGCTTAAACCCGAACGCGTATTACTGGCGTCAGGACAATTTCACACGGGTAACGACAGCGGCGAACGCTTTGCTCGAAAAAGGCTTGGTCGAAGCGTTTAACAAGTCATGGCGCGGGCATCAGCTGCGTATCAAATCGGGTGCAGAGGTAAAGTTATGAAGCCCACCCTCGCAGAACAGATCGAATACCAAGAAGGCCAGATTCGCCACATGGAGCGCTCGCTACCTCGTGGCGTTGCATGTGGCGCCGTCACCAAAGACCACGCCGACAAGAAGATGGAATGCGCTCGCGCCATCCTCGCTGACCTGATCACCAAGCGTGACGCTGCACGCCAACGCATGGCTATCGCCGCCCTCAAACGCTCAGGGGTGTCCCATGGATGAACAGATCATGTCCCGCGCCCAGCTTCGCGCCCGCGTCATCGACAAAGCTACCGCTGCATTCGTGCGTGGCGATTCCATCGACTCCCACAACATGAACCCCGGCTCACCAGCTCACGCTGATTGGGTGCGCACTTTTAACTTGCTAAAAAGCGGCGTCGCTCTCCCACAACTGCATTCTGCGCCGGCTACTGGCTCGCGTATTGCGCAAGGTCAGGGTGAGCCAGCATGACGACTCTATCAAGCCAAGCAATCCTTCGTCGCAATCGCATCACGGCGGCGCTTGTAGACGGCCCTATGAACCTGCATGACCTGTCCCGCGCCACGTTCACATCTGAGCCTAGGTTGAACTCCTACCTTCGGGCCATGCGCAGCGAAACGCCTAAGTTGATCTACATCGCCAAGTGGCAGCGCTACGGGTTCTATGGCACCTATATCCCCATGTATGCCAATGGGAATCGCAAGGATGCTTCTAAGCCCGAACCACTGACCAAGCGCGAAGAAAACGCCAGCTGGTGGAAGCGCATTAAAGGCACCGAGCGCCACGACCTCGTTAAAGCGCATCGCCGTGCCAAGGATCGGGTGGCGGCAGCGGTCAAGAAGCCGAACACCTGGGCGTCAGCTTTGGGGGTGCCATGAAGTCGCCAGCGCAGCAAGCAGCGGTAAGGGCCGCAGCCAATATTCAAAACCTCAAGACCCCAGCCGAGAAGCGCGAACTGGCACATGAACTGTGCCGGTATCTCGTCGCGATCCTCGGCGGCAGCAAAAAAGAACGGGGGCATTGATGGCGGGCGAATGGTTAAAGTTTGAGGCAAGCACACCTGAAAAGCAGGAAGTGTTTGCAATCACTGCCGCAATGCAATGGGACGATCCAGATTTGACCGTTGGAAAGTTACTCAAGGTATGGCGTTGGTTCGATCAACAAACAATCGCTGGTAACGCTCCCGGCGTTACTTTTGCGTTACTCGACCGTATCTCTTGCGTTAGTGGTTTCGCACAAGCCATGTGTAATGCGGGATGGCTGGTCAAGACTGATGATGGTCTGATGCTGCCTCACTTCGACCGACACAACGGAAAGACCGCAAAGGACCGCGCTTTGACCGCAAAACGGGTCGCAAAACACAAAAGTAACGATGAAGGTAACGCAAAAGGTAACGCTCCAATCGTTAGCGTGCCGTTACCTAGAGAAGAGAAGAGAAGAGAAGAGAATAAAGAACTACCCCATACCCCGCAAGCGGGGCTTGTCCGGAAATCTCTTTCTGCAATCTCGCTCAAGTCGTACCTGGAAAACTGCAAGGCGGTGCAAGCAAAGCCGATCCCCGAAGACGATTCTGTTTTTGACTATGCCGATAAGGTTGGGCTGTCCCGCGACTTCCTGCGCCTGCAATGGCTTGAGTTCAAGGACCGCTACGGCATGGACGGTGCGAAGCGCTACAAGGCTTGGCCGTCAGTGTTCGGAAAGTCGGTGCGCGGCAACTGGTTCAAGCTCTGGTACATCGGCAACGATGGCTACGGCCTGACGACTGTTGGCCAGCAGGCAAAACGCCAGCACGGGGAGGCGTTATGACTCGCGAACTTTTCAGCCTTACCGCAGAACAGGCCGTGCTCGGCTCGCTCCTGGTGGACAACGGAGCCTTAGACCGTATCCCGACACTTGCCGTCGATCAGTTTTACCGTGCTGACCACCGAGCAATCTTTGCCGAAATGGTGAGCCAGATCACGGCAGGCCATCGGGCCGATGCAATCACGGTTGCCGACGCTTTGAAAAACTCGGTCGAAGACTGCCTGAAATACCTGTTCGCGCTCCAAGCGTCCGCAAGCAGCGGGGCGAACGTCAGCAAACACGCCCAAATCGTGTCAGATCGCGCCCTACTGCGTTCGCTTGATGGTTTTGGTGTGCAGGCACAGGCCGAGGCACAAAACGCCGTAGAGCCTGCCCTAGTCATTATCGACCGCATGGCGCAAAAGCTCGATGAACTCGCGCAATTCAAAGAAGGCAGCGAGCCGGTCAAGGCTGGCGACTTGCTTGCTGGCTATGTCGATTTATTGACAGCGCGCATGGATGGCCTGATCAAGCCAATCTCTACCGGCTTCCGTGACCTCGACACGATGCTAGACGGTGGGCTTGAGCGCGGCACCATGTCAATTCTTGCTGCGCGGCCAGGCATGGGCAAAACCGCAATGGGCTTGGCTCTGGCGCGCAACGTGGCCATTGATGGTACGTCCCTGTTTCTGTCCATGGAAATGAGCAAGACGCAGGTTAGCGACCGCAACATCGCCGCGCTTGGCGGGTTGTCTGTCTCATGGCTGCGCAAGCCGAAGGAAAGTGACCCGCTGACATGGGATCGCGTTACCGCTGCTTTTGCCAAGGCGCAAGAACTCAACATGTACATCGATGACGCTACCAGCCTGTCGATGCTTGAGATTCGCGCCAAGGCTCGGGGCATCAAGCGCCGGCACGGCCTTGACTTGCTCGTGATCGACCAACTGAGCTTTATCACGGGTGGCTCTAGCGAGAACAAGGCGTACGACATTGGCGAGCACACGCGGGGCGCTGTGGCGCTCTCCAAGGAGCTTGACTGTGCCGTGCTGCTGCTGGCCCAGCTAAACCGCGAGTGCGAGAAGCGCCAAGATCGCCGCCCGATCATGGCCGACCTGGCTATGTCCGGATCAATCGAGCAAGACGCCGCCAACGTCATTTTCCTCTACCGGGACGAGGCTTATTTCCCAGCGACACGGGATAAGGGGATTTGCGAAGTGATCACTGGCAAGCAGCGTCAGGGGCAACCCGGCACCGTCGGGCTGAACTTCATCGGCTCATCAACCAACTTTACCGACCTCACGCACGCATGGGTTCCACCCAATGAGCGCGAGCAAGAGCACAAACCACGTTCCAGAGGCTTTGAATGAAAGAGGACAGCATGAGCAAGAAACTTACACCGTGGTTCGATGGCAGCGTGAAGCCGAAGCGCGTCGGGTTCTACCAGCGTGACGATGGGTTCGATGACGGACACCCTTGCTATTGGCGCTGGAACGGCAATTTTTGGGAGTTGGGCGGCTGGTTCCGTATCGAGAATTGCGTCGAGCACGATGATCGCTCGCCTCACCAAAACCTCCCATGGCGCGGCCTCGCGGTAAAGCCAAAGACGGGGGCAGCGTGAATGGCCTGGTCAATCAGCAACGCAATGATGAAGGACTACGAGAACTCGCACTGTTCGCAGGCGCCGGCGGGGGCATCCTCGGAGGTCACTTGCTCGGATGGCGCACCGTCTGCGCAGTCGAGTTCAACGCCTACGCCCGATCAGTACTACTGGCCCGACAAAACGACGGAACACTCCCGCCTTTCCCGGTTTGGGATGACGTGTGCACCTTTGACGGCAAGCCTTGGCGCGGACTTATTGACGTGGTTTCGGGCGGGTTTCCCTGCCAGGACATTAGCACTGCGGGAAAAGGGGCAGGCATCGAAGGTCAGCGAAGCGGGCTATGGGGTGAGATGGCAAGGATTGTTAGCGAGGTACGACCCCGCCGCGTCTATGTGGAAAACAGCCCAGTCCTCACTAGTCGAGGGCTTGGACGCGTACTCGGAGACCTTTCCGAACTGGGGTATGGCGCTGTATGGGGAGTTGTGGCCGCTTCCGACGTTGGTGCACCCCATCAGAGAAAGCGAATCTGGATTCTTGCCGACCTTGACCAAGAGGGACTTCAAGAGCGATTCATGCAGCCAGGAATTCAGGCAATTGCGGGATTCGATGACGATGGGGAAGACTCTCCCGTGGACCGTTGGCGGGCTGTTGGACGCAACCTGGTGCGAGGCGTACATGGGATGGCCCATAGGGTGGACCGAGTTAGCGCCCTTGGCAACGGCCAAGTTCCACGAGTGGCGGCTACAGCATGGGAGGTCTTGACATGCTGACCCGCTCCGAGTTCAAGCGCCCTCTCCCCACCAAGGAGCGCAAGCAGCGCCAAAGGAAATGTGCCGTCAAAAGCTGCCGCGCCGAGTTCACGCCTCGCAACATGACCCACAAGTGCTGTGGCCCTGTCTGCGCTGCCGACCATGCGATGACTGAGCGGGTACGCAAGGAACGCAGCGAGCGCCAGGAGGGCTTGCGTCGTCTGCAAACGCGATCCGACCACATCAAGGCTGCGCAGTTCGCCTTCAACGCCTTCATCCGTGAGCGTGACCGTTTGGCTGGCCTGCCGTGCATATCGAGCGGTAAGCCGCTGGACTGGTCGGGCAATAACGTGGATGCCGGCCACTACCGCTCACGAGGCAGCGCGCCACACCTTCGCTTCAACGAAGACAACGTGCACGCGCAGAGCAAGCAGGAGAACCGCTACAACTCGGGCAACGCTGTCGATTACCGCATCGGCCTAATTGCGCGCATCGGGCTTGCTCGTGTCGAGGCGCTGGAAGCTGACGACGCCGCGAGGAAGTGGAGCATCGAAGAGTTACAGGAATTGAAGGCGCACTACAAATCGAAGTTAAAACAACTGAAAGAGGCGTGAAATGGAAGTGTTCAAAACTGTATTAGACGCGATCCTTATGGTGTTCGCCCTTTATAACATTCTCATGGCGCTTCGCTGTCGCTTAGACGGTCGGCAAATCGACGGTCTAGAGCATACCGCTGCTGCAATTTTGATGATCGTCGTTTCGCAGCCAATGTAAGGAGCCTCCATGCACACCCTCGCCATCATCGCCCTCTACGCTGCATCCGTCTACCTCGTGACGCATGGCGCAATAAAGCTCGGCTACCGCTACCTGGTAGGGCCGCAGATTAACAATATCGACGTGGAGCGGGTATGAAGCAGGAGAGCTACGACAACGTAAAGGCGCTACTAGACAGTTGGGCCGAGCACGCATCCATCGGTGGCCGCATCACTGACGGCGTACCGCGCCAGTGCGTAGGAGCGCCAGACGCCCGTATCCACAGCCTGGAAGACATGGAGATAGAGGTAAGCAAGCGCCTCGTCAAAGTGGTCGATACAGCCGTGTACGAGCTGCCAGTCATGGAGCGCAACGTGGTGCTGATGCACTACGGGATTATGACCGTCAAGGTGTGGCGCGCTGACTTCACCACCCTGTTCGATCTGGCAATCGAAAGCCTGTTTAACTCGCTGAAAAGCAAAATATCCTGTTAGGATTGCATTATGAAAAAGATACCATCCCTGTTCCAGCGCAACTATGACGGTGACCGCCGCGTGCGTGATGAAGTAGTCCCCGGCTCCGAGTGGGTCATTGCTGGCGAAGGCGTAGCAACGCGCAAGTGGGACGGCATGGCGGTCATGGTGAAAGACGGTATAGCGTATAAGCGCTATGACGCCAAGGTTGGGCGCACTCCCCCGCACAACTTCATGCCAGCGCAGCCAGAACCAGACGCCGAGTCAGGCCACTGGCCCGGATGGGTGCCGGCGCTCGGGCCTGACTCGGCGCGGATCATCGAGGCGCTGCTATGGGGGCAAACCAACCTGTTCGGCGGCGGGCCTGTCCCTGACGGAACATATGAGGCGTGCGGCCCAAAGATTGGAACACGCCACGGGGCAAACCCTGAAAACCTGACCGAGCACATTCTCGTGCCGCATGGACGTGATGTGCTGCCCGACGCCCCGCGCACCTTCGACCTCTTGCGCACGTATCTCATGCAAGCCGGTATAGAGGGAATCGTTTGGCATCATCCAGACGGGCGCATGGTCAAGATAAAAGCAAGCGACTTCCCGAACATTTCCGATCAAAAATAATTCCAATAGGACTTGTTTTCCGATTGGAAATGTGTATCATGGCAACTAAGCGGATTCGTTCGCCCAAAAATAAGCCTGCCTCCTAACGGATCGCGGGCTTTTCGCATTTCTCACCTACGAGGTGTGCCATGGCTAACCAGTTTCGCGGCGACAATCTCCCAAGGCGCGAGCCTCGGACTGTCAAGGAAATGGACGCATGCACGCCCGAAGAAAGCCAGCCTGAAACTGACGCAGAGGTATTGCGCGAACTGGGCTGGTGGCTCTTGCCGAATAACGGCGATGGGCCGGAGGTGCCAGATTAAGGAAGCATGGCCGAGTGGTAAGGCAGCAGGTTGCTAACCTGTACATCCGCAAGGGTGCCTAGGTTCGAGTCCTAGTGTTTCCGCCAGTTTTGGAAGATGCCGAACAGGGTTCAAAGCGGTCTTGAAAACCGTGGCGCTCAGGGATGGGCGATGGTTCGATTCCTTCATCTTCCGCCAGTTCTCTCCCCTCTCTCGCTAACGCGATGGACTTCGCCCCGCCCCGAAAGGTCAGCGGGGCATTTTTATAGGCTGGACACGCCGCGAGGCATCCAGAACCAGCATGGCCACCGTTAAAAAAACGAAGGATAACGCCAAGATTGGCGAAGGACTGGCCGGACCTGGCCGCCCGAAAGGTGCGCTGAACAAGACGACGCAGACAGCGAAGGATGCGATTGCAGCCGCTGCCGAAGCGCTGGGAGGCTCTGAGCGCCTCGTGGCTTGGGCGCAGGAAGATCCGGCCAATGAGCGTGCATTCTGGTCAACGATCTATCCCAAGCTGCTGCCGCTGCAACTGAATGGCTCGGGTCCGAATGGTGAGCTGATGCTATCGGGGATCACTATCAACGTGGTCAAGGGCGATGCAGCTTAACGTTGATTGGCCGGAAAAGCTCGCGTTTCTCTTTGAGCCGCATCGGTACAAGGTAGCGCGAGGCGGTCGGGGTAGTGGCAAGTCGTGGAACTTTGCGCGTGCCATCCTCATTCGCTGCGCATCGAAGCAAACCCGCGTGCTGTGTACGCGAGAGGTGCAGAAAAGTATTCAACAGTCGGTGCATCAACTGCTGACCGATCAGATTGAAGCTATGGGCCTCTCTGACCTGTTTGAAGTGTTGCAGACCGAGATACGTGGCCCGCATGGGTCAGTGATCTATTTCAGTGGCCTGTCTGACGTGACCGCGACGACGCTGAAATCGTTTGAAGGCGTCGATATCTGCTGGTGCGAGGAAGCGCAGGCAATCAGTGCCAAGTCGTGGAAGACGCTTGTTCCAACCATCCGCAAGGAAGGCAGCGAGATTTGGGTAACGTACAACCCTGAGCTTGAGTCTGACGCCACACACGAGAAGTTTGTAACCAGCCCGCCGCCTGATTGCGTGTCGGTGCTGATGAACTACAGCGACAACCCATGGTTTCCGCAGGTGCTTGAGCAAGAGCGCGCTCACGCAGAGGCAACCATGCGCAGCGAGGACTACCGGCATACGTGGCTGGGCGAATGCAAACCAGCCGTAGAAGGCGCGATCTACTTTGAGGCTATGTCTCAGTCGATCACTGGCAATCGCATCCGAGAGGTGCCGCACGATGGCTCGTTGAAGACGCATGTTGTGTTCGACTTGGGTATGGCCGACAGCATGACGCTCATTCTCGTGCAGAAGGTAGCCGGCGAAGTCCGAATCATTCACTATATCGAGGGTACGCAGCGCATCCTGGCTGACTACAGCTCTGAGTTGAAAGCGCTTCGGCTAGATGATCAACCTATGAACTGGGGCAATGTGTACCTGCCGCATGACGGCTTTCACACTCGCCACCAGACCGGCAAAGACGATGCCACGGTGATGCGCGGCTTGGGCTGGAATGTGCAGCCTACGCCGAATGTCGCTGTGAATACCGGCATTGATCGGGCGCGTGAGATGTTCCCGCGTGTGTACTTCAACAAAGAACGCACCGTGCGGCTGATCGAGTGCTTGAAGCGGTATCGCTGGAACATCAGCGCGAAGACTGGCGAAGGCGCGCACCCGCTGCATGACGAGTTCTCGCACGGTGCCGACGCATTCCGCTATTTGGCGCTTGTGGCCGACAGCTTGAGCAATGACACATGGGGCGGCGCGTTGAAGTATGCGCGCCTCAACAACGGATAACCCAATAAAGGCACCGCCGTGAGGCGTCCCGAGACTAATGACCAAACCTACGCGCATGACCGATGAGGATATCAAGTCCCTCGTAGACGCAGAAATCCGTGATTCGATGGATTATTGCGGCGGCGCTTTGTCGGCTGCGCGTCGGAAGAACCTGAATTACTTCCTGGCGCTGCCAATTGGCGATCTGACGCCGCCCGAGATTGAAGGCCGCTCATCGGTCGTTGATCCAGTGGTGCGCAATACCGTGCTTGGCATGGAAGCGCCGCTCATCAAGACGTTCTGCGGCACGGACAACGTGGTCGAGTTTGCGGCCACGACCGAGGAAGACGAAGACAAGGCCAAGCAGGCTACCGACTACCTGAACCACATTCTGCGCAAGAAGAACCCTGGCTATTCGATCATCAGCACATGGATTCGTGACGCGCTGGCGCAGAAGGTCGGCTACATCATGGTCTGGTGGGACGACTCGGAGATTGAGTCAACCGAGGAATACCGTGCTCAGACTGATGTGCAGCTTGCAATCTTGCTGGACGATGAGGAAGTCGAGCCGACCGAGCAGCGCGCCTACCCTGATCCGGAAGCGGAGAAGGCCAAGGAGAAGGCGCTTACGCAGATGCAGGCGCAGTTGACGCAAATGATCGCCGCCTTTGAGGCTGATCCGAGTGCTCTCCCTGCCGCACAGCAAGCCCAAACGCAGTTTCAGCAGCTCATGGCCCAGCCGGTTCCGATGCTCTACGACGTGACTGTCAAGCGCGTCAAGCAAGGCGGTCGTCTGTGCATCGAAAACGTGCCGCCCGAGGAAATGCTTGTCTCGCGCCGCTGCAAATCGCTTGACGATGACACGTTCAAGGGCCGACGCTTGCGCCGCACGATCAATCAGCTACGCGCTCGCGGCTACAAGAACGTCGAGAACCTGAGCAGCGATGATGTTGGCGGCGACAACAGCGAGGCAGCAGAGCGCAACTATCTGGCTGACCGCCAGTATGGCGACGGTGTGGACGTTGACCCCGGCCAGCGCGAGGTGTGGATCACCGAAGGCTACGCGCATGCTGACTTTGACGGCACGGGTGTGGCTGAGTGGCGCAAGATCGTCATTTCCGGCGATCAGCTGCTTGAGAATGAGCCATGCGACGGACACCCGTTCGTTGACCTCTGCCCTATCCCGCTGCCGCACCAACACGTGGGCCTATGCCCTGCTGATCTGGCTGTGGAATCGCAGCGTGTGAGCACCGCGCTCCTGCGCTCGCAGTTGGACAACACGTATTTGCAAGTGAATGGCCGCTACTTCGCCGTCACTGGCCAGGTGAACCTTGACGACTTGCTGACCTCGCGCCCTGGTGGCGTGGTTCGCGTCACGGCTCCCGGCGCTGTAGGCCGACTGGATCAAGGCGCTGGCGACAATGGCCGCGCAATGGAGCTGATGGAGTGGTTTCAGAACTCCACCGAGGAATCGACCGGCTGGACGCGTCAGTCACAAGGCGGCAATGGCTTGCAACTGAGTCAGACCGCCACGCAATCGAACATTGTCACCAATCGCGCCGACTCGCGTATCGAGATTATCTCGCGCCAGTTCGCAGAGACCGGCTTTACGCGCTTGTTCAAGCTGATGCTCAAGCTGACCACGCAGTACCAGAACAAGGCCGAAATGGTCAAGTTTGGTACGACGTGGCAGCACGTTGACCCGCGTGAGTGGACGAATCAGTTTGACCTGACCATTAACGTAGGTCTTGGCACCGGCAACAAGGATCAGCAGATTCAGCACTTGAACATGCTGATGCAGCAGCAGTTGACTGCGTTGCAGATCGGCTGCGCGACGCCACACAACGTGTACAACGCGAACGTCAAGCTTGCCGAAGCGCTGGGCTTCAAGAATGGCGATCAGTTCTTTGTGGACCCTGACGCGCCGCCTGATCCGAAAGCGCCGCCTAAGCCGCCTGCCCCGCCTAATCCCGAAGTGGTCAAGGCTCAAGCGCAGCAACAGCAGCACATGGCCGAATTGCAGTTCAAGCAGCAGAGCGCCGAGGCAGACCGCCAGCACAACGCGCAGCTTGAGCAGTTCAAAGCGCAGATGCAGATGCAAATCGACCGCAACCGCCAGGAAGTGGAAGCGCAGCAGAAGCAGCTTGAGCTTGAGCAGACCGCCCAAATCGAAGCGATCAAAGAGCAGTATCGCAACGAGGAAGCACGCGAGGCGCTGCAACTCGACATGGCGCGGCTTGAGCTTGACCGCTACAAGATCGACAAGGACGCCGAAACCAAGATCGTCATCGCGCAGATCGCAGCCAGGCAGGCAGGCGATGCGGCATTGATGCAGGCCGAAGCAGCAGCAAACCAAGGAGCGGCAAGTGCGGACAGTTGAACAACGCATCTATGACGGCGATCAAGCGCGCCTGGTGCTGGAAAACGAAGCATTCGCAGCCGCGTTTGCTGATATCAAACAGGAGTACACGGAAGCATGGAAACAGTCACCCGCACGCGACAGCGAAGGAAGGGAAAAACTCTACCTGATGATCAAGCTCTCGGAAAAGCTGGAAGCCACGCTACGAGCGGCGATGGAGGACGGACGGATAGCAGCGGACCACCTCCGGCACCTGCAATCGAAGCAAAGCATGCTGACAAAGGCAAAGGATGCGATTGGCTGGGAGTCATAACAGCAGCCCGCGCTGAGTCGCGCCAAGTTACGTGCATCTGGTTCCCTGACGAGCGCCCTGCCCTGTTTGAACTGCCTAACGGTAGCAGCTCAGTAGTGGCGATCGGTCAGCCGGCGTATCAAGTATCAGACGGCGATATCGTCGTGTTGTAAGCAGCCCTCCGGGGCTTTTTTTACGCCCAAACGGGCATTTTTGGACACGCCGTGAGGCATCCAGCGAAGGACAGACAGCATGAGCACAGAAGACAGCGGCGCATTGGACGCAAACAGCGCAGCAGATGCGTTTTCTTCCCTTTTGGGTGGCGATAGCCCAAACGAGAATGAATCGCAGGACGACGAATCACCCGAAGCAGCAGCCGAACGGCTCGCCAAGCAGGATTTATCGGGCGATGACGACGACCAAGACGCAAACGAGCCTGACCCGGACGTAGATGGCTTCACCGTCGAAATCGACGGCAAGACAGTCAAGCTGACCAAGGAACAGATCGCAGAGAACTACAAAAGCGGCCTGCGCACGAAGGACTACACGCAGAAGACCATGGCAGCAGCAGAGACGGTGAAAACCGCCGAAGCCGAGACCGCCAAGGCCCGCCAAGAGCGTCAGCATTACGCTCAACAGTTGAACAACTTCGCTATTTCCACACAGAGCGGGTTGGATCATCTCGCATCCGAACTGACCCAAGAACTGGCACAGAACGACCCGCAAGAGTACCTGATCAAGCAGCACACCCTTCGCGAAGGGCAAGCGCGGCTCGCTCAGGCTCAGCAGGAACTCGGCCAGATCAATCAACAGCATCAGCAGGAACAAGCCGAAGCACAGAAGACCTATCGGGCGCAGCAGTGGGAACAACTCACGGCCAAGCTACCTGCATGGAAAGACCCTGTGAAAGCCAAGGCCGAATCCGGCGCAATTAAGGAATACCTCAGCTCGCAAGGCTTCGAGGGTTCCGAGCGTGATTTCGGTGATCACCGAGCCGTTCTCCTGGCAAAGAAAGCCATGGAATACGACGCGCTTATCGAGCGTGCCGGCAAGGCGGTCAAGAAGATCGCGCCACTGCCAACCAAGGTTGAACGCTCCGGCACCACTGCCACGGGCGCACCTGACAAACGAACAACCGCAATGAAGCGCCTTGGCGAAACCGGGTCGATCAACGACGCCGCGAACGCCTTTGCTGCTCTTTCGTAATCCAAATTTAAGGAGCCTACCATGGCCGCACCAACCAATACCCACGTATCAACCGCAGCAATCGGCAACCGCGAAGACCTGACCGATATCATCGACCGTATTACGCCGTCCGAGACGCCGTTCTACAGCATGATCGGCAAAGCCAAGGCGAATAACACGCTGCACGAATGGCAAACCCAAGCACTGCGCGCCGCTGGCGTGAACGCGCACGCTGAGGGCGACGACTCGACCGCCACCGCCGTGACGCCACAAGTTCGCCTCGGTAACCGCACGCAGATTCTCAAAGAAGTCGCCAGCGTGTCGCGCACCCAGGAAGCCGTCGATAAGGCAGGCAGCAAGGGCGAAATGAACAAGCAATTGGCCCTGAAATCGGCCGAAATGAAGCTTGATCTGGAATTCGCTCTGACCCGCAACAGCGTCACCGCTACCGCACCGCGTCAACTGCGTGGCCTGCCAGGCTGGATGAATGCAGCCAATGTGTCGTCCGGTGTCGGCTATGCCGCCCCGAACTACGTCACCAACGTGGCGCAGACCGATGGCACCACCCGAGCATTCACCGAAGCGCTGCTGAAAGACGTAGCGCAGAAGGTGTACACCGCAGGCGGCCGCCCAACCGTCCTGATGATGGGTACGCTGGCAAAGCAAACGTTCTCGGCGTTCGCCGGTAATGCGGTTCGCCAGAAGGACGCAGACGACAAGCGCCTGATGGCGTCGGTTGACGTGTACGCGTCGGACTTCGGCACCTACAAGGCCGTCGTCAACCTGCAACAGCGCTCGCGTGACGTGTGGATGTTGCAGCCCGACAAGTGGGCCTTCGCCACCCTGTCGCCATGGCAGCAGACGGAATTGGCCAAGACTGGCGACTCCGACCGCAAGCAGATCGTCATGGAAGGCACGCTTGAGTGTATCAACCCAGCAGCTAATGGCGCGATCCTCGATATCGCCTAAGCCATAGCAGCGCAGTAGAGCGGCCCTTCGGGGTCGCTTTTTTTTGGCCGCAACACAAGGAAAACTGATGAACTTCATCACCGTCACAAAGACCGGCACGAACATCGTGACCGGCGCAGCGTCCGCCAGCTCCGCAATCCCTGTCGCGTCGAGCGGCGCATTGCCAAGCTTTGTGCGGATTTCCGCTACTGCAAACGCTCGCGTAACGCTGGGCATTGGCTCGGCTAGCGCTGTAGCGACCGACATGCTTGTCAGCCCCGCCGATGCAGTCGTGATCGCAGTCCCTCGCGGCGTCACGCACGTCGCAGCCATTCAAGACACCGCCGCTGGCGTGGTCAACGTCACGCCAATCGAAGACTGCTAAGGACTCGCCATGCCAAAGAATACCCAAGTTTCAGGCAGCATTACAACTGTCGCGCAGTCCGCAGCAGTAACCGCCACTCCGAGTAGCGCCGGGACGCTGTTCCCTTATACCGCTGAAACCACCGCTGTGACAGTGGTGAACACAGGCGCATTGCAAGACAGTGATGTTGCCTATCAACTCAACAGCGCCGGATGGCTCAAGTTGGGGCGCAACGAAGGCGTTACGCTGCCGGCCAACCTTGCCGTTGATAAGCTCTATTTCCGCCGTATCGGCAGCAATAACGGCGCGGTTGAGTGCACTATGGACGGTGTGGTGGCACTAACCCCCGGCCCTGCCATCCTTGCGGCTCCCTCGGCGTCCCTGTCGATTCTCGCCCGACGCGACGTGCGCCCGTTCTTTGAAACAAGCGCTGGCACCTACGTGATGACCGGGGCGAGTCTCGGCAACTTCGCCAAGCAACTGTACAAGTTTACTGGTGACATCGTTACGGGTGCTGGCACAAACACAAGCTTTTTCGCCTTCAACTTGGATGCCTCTGGCGTCACCACGCAGTCGGTGTACACAAACGACGGTAGTACGGTTATTGGCGGGGCAGGCGCTCTGATTCAGCATGTGTGGAAACTGCGGACGGGGAATTGCTTAGTAATGGCCATTGGACACCATGCAACTGCTGGGTACGCACATCGTTACCTGCTGCGGTTCAATCCCACTACGGACAAAGCAGGGACCGACTATACGACAGGTGGCACCTACGGAAATCGCCAGGTGTCGCTGCATATAGGCTCGCTAAATGGTACGGTTACAGGCTCAGGTACTGCTGGCATCCACGCTCTGCACCAACGCTCGCTGTGTGAGGCGCGTGTTGGTACTGACAACGTAATCTTGTTTGCAGAGTACAACGTGGCCGGGGCCGGTAATGGCACACCCCGCACGTCAGGTGGCCTGAACGATCAAGCTATTGTATGGCGGTCTACTAACGATGGCGTAAGCTTTACCAAGCTGCTCGAATTCAATACAGACGGTACACACCGCTTTGACCACTTCCACAGTGTCATTCAAGACCCGTACACACGCATCATCTATTTCTTGACAGGTGATGGCGACGACGAGAACGCGATTATCGGTTGGGACGGTAAGAGCGCCCCACCAATTGCCAACGCTACGCATGCACAAATTGCTGCTACGCCAGGCTGGACGATTTCTTATGGTGATGAGCTTCGCCGGTTTGGTGATCTTATCTTTACACCAGAAGGCAGAATCTACGGCCTGCCGGATTCCGACACCAACCCGGAACTGTCCACTAAGCTGATTAACGCGTATTCGTCCTGCGCCATTGACCCGGCTTTACGCTACGTAACACAAGGCAAAGTAATTCCACGCACAGGTAATATTCCACCCCTAATTGCTTTGCGGCACTCTTCGGGGGCGATGATTTACGGCAGCTTGCGTACTGCCAGTGCTCCACTCAACGACGCCATCACAGGTGATCGCTACCATCACTTTTGGACATCCATGAATGGTATGGATTGGGCGCTTGCTGCAAAAGTGTACAACTACCAGTACACGGCCATTGGTAACGTGCTTGACCTATGGGAAGACACAGCAGGAAACATCATTGCAGGTACAACGTTCGGTCGTGGGGGATCGTGGGGCGCGGATAATCGCACGGCGTCCTGTGTCATCTTCCGGCCAAGCTTGCAATACGGCGCGCCGACTTTGACAACCGATGTTTAGTAGATCAAGACCCGCCAGCGAGCGGGTTTTTTTACGCCCAAGGACAGCCATGACACACGAATCTAGCGCCTCCGCGCTTAGCACGACGATGGCCGAGCAGGACGGGCGGCTAATTATCGCCAGTTCGCAGGACTGCACCGCGATTGCCGAATGGTGCAAGCGGCAGCACAACGAGGGCAATCACGGGTCGTCCGAAATGAGGTTTGTCGGGCGCATTGGAAACGTCATGATTGAAAAATACATGAACGAGACCGGCGTGACCTATGCGGAATTTATGGCAGAAGAATGCCATATAAAGGCGATCATGCAGAACCCCGAAAATGCTGATTTCCGCATCTGGAAAGGCGCGCTGTGACTCTCGCCACCTACACCGATCTGACTGCGGCAGCAATGCGCCGTCTGCATCGCTCGGATATGGCAGGCGATATTCCCGACCTGATCGCATTAGCCGAGAAGCGCATTGCGGCCCTGCTGCGCACGCGCTTGATGGATACGGCGGGAAGCGTCAGCACGGTTGCCGGGACGGTCACTACGCCCCTGCCAAGCGCCCTGCTGGGCATCCAGTCGCTATCCATCGCAGCGCTGGGCGGCAGTCTCGACTACATGACGCCCGAGCAGTTCGCTAACGCGTACAGCTTCGCCAGCTACACGGGTGCGCCGCGTGCGTACACGATCATTGGCGACAACCTGCACTTCGGGCCGACGCCTGACGCTGCGTACACGGTTGCGATCGTCTACAGCGGTTCGGTGGCGCCACTGACCGAAGCTGCGAGCACCAACGCGCTGCTGACCAAGTGGCCAAACGTCTACCTGTATGGCGTGCTGGCCGAAAGCCGCGAAATCACCCGCGACGACGTGAACGGCGCTCGGTGGGAAGGCAAATTTCTCGACGCTATCAACAGCGTCAACACAATCGATTGGCAGTCGGGCGGCAACATGCGCGTCCGTACTGACGTTCGCAGCTAAGGAACATCATGGCATTAGAAACCGGCACTCACATTTCGGATTTGGTTACCACCAATCCGACCGCCTCCGATCCTAAGTCAGCGGGTGACGATCATCTGCGCCTGGTTAAATCCGTGCTCAAAAACTCGTTCCCGGCGATTACGGGCGCGGTCACGATGACGCATACGCAACTGAACACGGTGACGGCTCGCGGGCTGATCGCTGGTCAGACGTGGCTTGGCGCCCACACGTTCCCGGCGACGACCTACGGCATCACGGCGGCGTTTGGGGCTAGCGGGACGGCCTACGCCACTCTTGATTTCGTCAACACAGTGGCTCTGAGCGCTGCCCTCCCCGGCCAGACCGGCAACGTGGGCAAGTTCCTGCGCACGGACGGCACCACAGCGTCGTTCTCCGAACTGGGCATCAAGGGCGCCGATATCGCCAGCGCGGCCACACTGGACCTATCCTCACCCGATGGTGATTTGCGTCATGCAACCGGCACTACGACGATCACGGGCGTGACCATTCCTAATGGCGCAGAGCGCACCGTAGTTTTTGACGGCGCACTAACGCTAACGCATGGTGCTGCACTCATCCTCCCTGGCGCTGCCAACATCGCCACGGCAGCGGGCGACATGATGACCATTCGCGGCGACGGCGCAAACATTGGCCGCGTTATCAGCTATGTGCGTGCAAATGGCCGCGCTGTGAAAGCTGGCCTTGCGCTGCTGGCCACAATCACCCCTACCGCAGCGGCTCAATTGGATGCCCTAACGGCGTTTGGTGCTGACTTTGATTCACTGTTAATCGTCGGCGCTGGTTTGCGACTCACTGGCGCTGCAACAGATCAATTGGTTGCCCGGTTTGCAACCGCTGGCGCTGTCGATACTGCCGCTAATTACATCAATGTCGCAACAAACGGCGCAGCAAGTTCCGCAGCCACTACTTCGCTTTCGATTGGCGGCAACGTCGCAAGCGCCGGGAAAGGCATCAACTTCACGCTGACGGTTTCCGGCGTCAATAGCGCGACGTTACTGAAATCAGCTTTTGCTGAAGCTGTGTACGAGGACTCGGCGGCGGCGTTTGCGGCAACTGAAGCGGCGGCAGCTTACAAGGCTGCGAATACGGTGTCAGGGATTCGCTTCTATTGGTCTACTGGGGCGACCTTCGTCGCTGGCGGCAGCATCCGAATCTATGGCATCTCCAACTCGTAAAGGCTCGACATGTACACAATTGACTACTGGGACGTAAAAGAGCAGCGTCAAGTAACCCGTGCAGCCACTGCTGACGAAACCACGGATATCGACGCACGCAAAGCTGCTGGCCCAAGCCCTGAATTTCTCGATGCACAGATCGAAGCCGAATTGATGGCACTCGACTTGGCAAGCATTCGTCCGCTGCGTGAGAACGACAAGGTAAAGCTGGCCGCACTTGAGGTCAAAGCTGTCGCATTGCGCGCAAAGCTCAAAAAGCCGAAGGCATAAGCATGGCTAAGGTTGAAGTGCCGAACTGTGGCTCTATCGGTGTCATCAAAGACCTGTCATCGTCCGAGATGCCGATTGGCGCATGGACTGACGCTAGCAATGTGCGGTTTT